CCCGCGCGCCCCTGCGCCCCCGCGTACGCGTCGCGGTAAGCGTTCCAGTCCTTGCCCGAGTACGTGGGCGCGCCGTATCCCGGTGCGCCCGGTCCGTACGCCTGCACCTGCGCATTGTTCTTGCCGACGCCCGCGGCCCACGGCACGAGGCCCGCGCCAAGACCGACGGCTGCGCCGAGAATGGGTGCTGCGACCATGGGGAGCCTGCCTATCCGCGATGCGCAGCGCCCAAGGCCGTCTTGGCCTTCGCGCCCCATCGCATCCGAACGCCGAGGACCGCGGCTCCCTGCCCAGTCGTTACGGCACCTACCGTGGGGAAAAGGTCGGTGATCCTTACCCGGACCGCCTGCACCTTCTGTCTACTAGGTCTAACCTCAAGTGCTTCGCGAGGCAACGCGTCGATCATCGCCTCGGTAAAATCGTGCGTCTCGGCGACGGCGTTTGAGTAGTCGAAGAAGAGCTCAACCCGGATGCGGTGCTGCGTCGCCTTGGCGAGCAGAATCCACAGCGAATACAGGCGCTTGAAGCCCTGAAGGCCCGCCATCTTGAGCCACGGCGTCTCGACCACCATCGTGGTCCAGGCGCCGCCGGGGTCCACGTAGTCGCCGCTCTCGTAGTAGACCGTCCCGTCGCGTCGCAGGAACGTGAACGCGCCTCCGACCATGCATGCATCCTGCACGGAATTCGAGAACGCATCCCACGTGTAGACAGGCCACGTCGACCACGCCCGATTCTGGTAGTCCCACACCAGGAACACGTCCGCGGCGGCGCCCTCGCTCGCGGCGGCGCCGAAGAGCACGAGCCCGCGCGTCGCCATGAGGGTTGCGCTGGTGATGACCGGGTACGAGGTGAGCGTGTCGAGCACCGCGTCGCCGATAGGGGCGACCTGGCCAGACCGGTCGAGCAACTCGAGTCCGTACCTCGAGCGGAACATGATTCCGAACGGCGTCACGACGACCGAGCGCGGCTCGGTGCACCCATGCTCGCACGGCAGGCGCTGCGGGAGCGCGTAGCCGCCCGTGCCGTTGTCGGCGTAGCCTTGGCCGTCGAGCACCCAGATCGAATCGCGCGTGAACACGTACAGCCGACCGTCGAGCGACGCGAGCGCTTGGATCGGCGTTCGGTCCTCGATGGGCACCGTCATCGACGGGTGGAACCACGGACCCTCACCGGTGACGCGCTGTCCGCTGAACCAAAGGGTATAGCCGTCGTCGCCGACCCCCACGAGTCCGTCGAGGTGCTGCGCGAAGAAGGAAATCGCCGGAGGAGCGCGGCGCGGCAGGCTCGTTCCAAGCGTGCCCGGATGCGTGTAGAGCAGCGGGTTCGCGGCGATCGTCGTGTCGCTCGCCTCGTCGGTGAAGTTGAGCGACGTCACCGTCGGATCGTTGAGCTGCGACGACACGCGGTAGTAGGTGCTGCCGCCGTTCGTCGTCGCGTAGAGCACGATGCGCACACGCGACGTGAGGTCGTCCGTGTCTTCGCGCGCAGTCACCTGCAGCGTCGAGACGGGGACCGTCATCTTCTTGGTCGCGACGGCGCCGCTCGACTTCGGGGCGCTCGGCTCGCTCCAGTGGGTGTTGCCGGCGGCGTCGACCTGCTCGTAGATCGCCACGTACGAGCGCGTGCCCGTGTACCCGCCGGCCGCGTTCGTGATGGTTCCGATTTCCGGCGGCGCCAGGAATCCGAGCTCGGCGACGCGGGTGCCGTCGTAGTAGCTCGCGACGCCTCCGGCGAGGATCGGCGAGTCGAGCACGGGCAGCGTGCGCCAACGCCGATTGTCGGCGAAGTCGAGCGTCCACACGTCGAGCGAATCCGACAGGCCCGAGCGACGGATGGGAACTAGAATCTCCCACTGCGTGGCGGACCGGCGCACCACATCGTGCGGCACGCCGACGGCCGAGTTGCTGTTGAACCCGAGGATCCCCGGCGCCGTGTGCGCGACGGGGCGTAGCGTCGTGTCGTCGCCGGTGAAGTCGCACACGACAATCCGCCGAAGGTCCGCGTCGGCGCTCACGAGGTTCGTCAGCGTGACCGCCATGTACACGCGCGAGTCGACCACGAACGGCTTGGAGTGCGCCGCGACCCTGAACCGCGACCACATCGCGCCGTCGGTCGCGCATGCGCCGGCGGTCGTCTGAAATTTGCGGCTGATGATCTGCGAGCTCGAACCACCGGCCGAGTCCGCCGAGAAGCACACGAACCCTTTGCCCGTCGTCGTTGGCACGAGTCCGATCATCTTGAACACGGGCGCGCCGCCGAGCCCCGTGATGATGTTTGCCGCCGTTGCCACGGTCGTACCGATAGCCGTGGGAGACCGACCCTCGACTAGCATGTTCGCGCTCGCGCTGCCCTTGTAGGCGACCCAAAGCGTGTCTCCCTCGGTCACGGCGACCGCGAGCGCATCGGGCACCGACCCGACCGCGATCGTCTGCGTAGCGCCCTGCTGCACAAACGAGGAGTTGTATGCTTTTACGTATACGTTGTTCGTCGCTGCGTTCGCGAACGCGAAGAAAAAGCGATCCGAGATGGCGCATGCATCGATGCTGGTAGCGCCGACGGCGGCGTCGAGGTTCGACGGCCCCGCCTGCCAACCGAGCGCAACGGACGTCGCGTCGGTGAGGTCGATGTACACGCCGATGATGTGCAGCGACGCGAAGTCGACGTACAGCAGGATCACGCGCGTGCCGACCACGACGAGCTTGTGCGGGATGAAATTTGCGCCCGCGCTGTTGCCGATGAGCAGCGGGGCGACGACCACGCTGCCGCTCGAGAGATCCGTCACCACGCTGTAGACGTTCGTGACCGTTCCCGCGTCGTTGGTGACCCCGCTGGTCACCACGCGATAGCCGTTGCAGACGACCGCCTCGTAGCTCACGGTGAAGTTTCCAACGGGCTGGATTCCCGCGGTACGCGACGAGCTTGGCTCGGGCACGCGGTCGCGAGGCACCCACCGAGCCGCCTGCGAGCTATACGCATAGAGCTTGTGGTCGTCGACGACGCATGCGCCCTGGTCTTTGAACGGCACGAGGCGATACCCGGCGGCGAGCGACGTCTCGTCGAGCAGCGTGCGCGAACGAAACGTGAACCCCGGGCGCTTGACGAGGGCGCGGTCGTGCTCCTGCCAGCAATTTTGAACGATGCTCATCCCCTCGTTGAAGTCGACGAGCTCGCTCCGAATCTTCTGCGCGAGGCCGACGGCAAAGTAGACCTCAGTGTCCTGCTTCTGAAGCACCATCAGAACACCTCGATGGTCGCGACGCCGGCCGCGTAGGAGAGCAGCGTCAAGCAGTTCTCATCGTTGCGGTCACCGCTCGTCGTCGAGCGCACGAGACTCGCGCCGGCGGCGCCGGTGAAGTCGATCACGCTCCACTTCGCGGTGCGCCCGAGCCGGTGCTCGAGCACGACCCTCGCGCCGCCCGTGCCGACGGCGACGCCCTCAAACACCTTGGCCCCGTTGCGGTACGGACCGCGCGCTGCTTGGGTCGCCTCGGCGACGCTCTGCTGCAACCGCGCGAGCTGCTGCGCGCGGACGTCGGGCTCGTCGTCGGCGCTGAACGACTCGACGCGCACCGAGTCGAGCGTCGCGGCGCGCGATGCGCCCGTGGTCGCGCTGATGATGCTCGGTTGCCGAGCCATTCAAGGCCACCGCTGCGACGATCGGAATAGCTCGATGTTGCCACCGCGCAGGCGGTACGAGTGAAGGGGCGCACCGTTCGACCACGCGGGGTAGTCCGTCGACGCGTCGAGCACGTTGGTGCACATCTTCGGCCCGCGCGATCGGTACGAGCTCGCCGAGCGGATGCGCGCGGTGAGGCGGTCGATGATGGCCATGACCGCGCTCGGATCGGACTCTTCCTTGACGAGCGCGTCGCGCGCCATCATCGCCGAGATGAGCTCCTCCCACCCCGACACGCCGTCGAACGTGTCACCGTCCGCGGTGAAGGTCGGCGGCGCGGGCACGTACTCGAGGGTGACCGAGTACGCGCCCGACGGCGCCTCGTAGCCTGCGCGCTGCATGTCGCGCATCGGCAGCAGCGGGAGGTATCGCCCGCCGTCGGTGACGTACACGTTCACGAGCGATCTGAAGTCGCTCGGGAGCGCGTACGGGATGACGCCCGATTGCGTGGTGAGCGCGTAATCGGACGCGTAGTAGTCGGACGGGCCCGACGCGACGAGCAGGTCGTAGACCTCGGTGAGGTGCCGATTGCAAAGGTCGTCCCATTCGGTCGTGCCCACGAAGGAGCTCGACACCATGTCGGCCATCTGCTGCGCCCGAAGGCGAATCTGCGCCCTGCTCGCCGATCGTGCCACGCGTCACTTCCCGTCGTTCTGGGTGGCGAGCAGCGCGAAGTTGATGCGGTTGCCCGCCGTCGCCGCCGGCGCGTTGGCGACGCCGTTGCGGTGCGCCTGGATGACGAGGCGCCGGTTCGCGAGGTCGTACTCGCCCACGGGCGCACACTCGAACCAGTCGGTCGCGAGCGTTGCCCACTGCGGCCACGCGGCCGCTCGGATCACCTGCGCGAGCGCCGGCAACTTGAAGTCCGCCGGGAACTGCACGGTGTAGATGCCCGTCGCCGTGTAGGTGACGGTCCACGCGGGCGCGTAGCGCCCCCGTCGGTACGTCGCCGCAAGCGGGTTGCTCGCGCCGTTGCACTGGAACGAGCCGGCGATGAGAGTCCCGTCGACGGCGTCGCTCCACAGCTTTTGTCGTGCGATGCTGTGCATCAGTTCCCCCAGTTCGTGCCGCGCGCGCTCGCGCTCGGGGCGTTGACACCGACCGCGCCGTACCCGCCGACGCGCACCTCGTACGAGTCGTCGGTGGCGACGCGGAGAAACTCCGCCTTGTCGAAGTCGAGCAGCATCGGGAAGCCGCCGCTCGAGTAGATGCCGATCGTGCTCATGTCGAGCATGAACACGTTGCCCTTGGGGCAGAAGGGGGACGTGACGATCGAGATGGTTCCGCCGTCGCCCTCGAACTGCAGCACCGAGAAGGAGATCCCGGCGACGGTCGAGTTGAGCGTCGCGCGCGGGTACGCGACCTTGCCGCCGAGGCTTTTCTTGAGCTGGCGCAGGTCGCGCGGGTTGACCATGAGCACGCGCTTCGTGGTCTTGCCCTGGAACGAGATCAGCGACTCGAGGTCGATGATGCTCAGCTCCTGCGAGAGCCCCGTCATGTCGAACGCCTGCGAGGCCAGGCGCACCGGGTCGCTGTTCCGGTTGAGCGAGTAGATGGTTCCCGGCGTGGTGCCGCCGATCAGCCACTGCCGCATCCCGAGCGGGACAGACGCGGTACCGCCGACCGCGGCGTCCGTGCCGGAGGTACCCGCGCGGACGAGCGAATCGCCGTTCGCGAGGGACGTGATCGTGCTGTTCCACGCGGCCGCCGCGGTGAGCGTGCCCGCCGAGCGGTCGATGCCCGTCGCGACCGCCGAGCCCGAGCGGATGGTGGGCGACAGGGTGGTGTCGGTCACGCCGCCGTAGCGGCCGCCGAGGTCGAAGTTCGCGATGTCCTCGGCCACCGTGAGGGTGATGGTGATCGTCGAGTTGCCGCTCGCGATCGTCCCCAGTACCGCGTTGCCGGTGCCGAAGAAGAAGATCTCGAGCATCTTCAGGACGGTTTGCGTGATGCCGTCCATTTCGTTGACCCAGAGGTCGACGAGGGCGCCGCCGCCGCGCTTCGTCGCGGTCTTGAGCGCCTGCCCCTTGATGCGCGCGACGCCGAAATACTCGGTGCGCGTCAGCAGGAAGCGGTTGAAGGTCGACTGGGCGAGCGCTTCCTGCGCCTTCTGCACGCTCGTACCGACACCCTGCGGGTTCTCGGTGATGATCGGCAAGACGTAGTCGTCGCCGTCGAAGTCTTCGTACTTCTCGGCCAGTGCGACGGCCGGGAAATTCTGGTAGTTCGCCCGCGGCACTTCGCCGCCGGGGTACCGTCGCTTGAGGATCGCAAGGGATCCCGCGTTGCTTGCAGACATGGTGCACTCCGCGTGGAAGGTTCACGTTTCGTGCGCACCATCGTGCGAGCTTCTATCCGCGTCGAGATGCCGCCGTCATGGCAGCTTCGGCTTCCTCGACGAGCGCCTTGCGCTGTTCGCGTGGGGACAGCTCTTCGAGGGACCGGGGCTCGGCGCGTCGCTCGGATGCGAGCGAGCTCGAGAGGGTGCGCGACCCGTTTGCCCTTCCCGCGGGCGCCGTCGACGTCGCGCCTACCTGGCGCTGGCCTTCCGGGACTCCCTGCCCACGGATGGCGGCGACCTTCTTGGCCGCCTCGTACTCCAGATATTGAGCGATTTTCGGGATTGACGCAACATCCGTCAGCCCGAGCTCGGCGGCCGTCTTGTGAGCGAGCGCGAGCACCGCCTCGGGCGACCCATGCAGGAGGTGCAAGTTCGGCGCCTTTTCCGCGTTCGCGTGGCTGAGGAAGATCTCTTCGGCCCGCGCCCGCCCGGCGGCGCGCTGCTGCTCGACGAACTGTTCTTGCGCCTTCGTCAGGCCGCCCACGGTCGCCGCGAGCTCCTCGAGCCGCTTCGCTTGGGCGGCGTTCGCCGCCTCGAGCTCCTTCTGCGCGCGCCATTCGGGCGTACCCTCACGGACAACCTCATCGACGAGCCTGTTCCCGGTCCACCCGATGCGCTTGATCGCGTCGAGGGGCCGCTCGCGCAGCGTGGCGAGCTCGGCGTCGGCCTTGGCCCGCGCCGCGGCGACGATGCGCTCGGCCTCGGCCTCGGCCCGCTGGCGCGCTTCCTCGACGAGCTTCTCGGCGGCCGACTTGCCCGTCGCGAGCTCGGCCTCACGCGCCCGCTGCGCCTCGGCGCGCTGGCGCAGGATGCGGGCGATCTCCGGCTCGTCGTCCTCCTGCTTGGGCGCTTCGCCGCCGGCCGCGGCGGGCGCCGGGGCGGCGGCCGGCGGCGCCGCAGCGGGGGCGGGCGGCGCCTCGTCGAGCTCGCGGCGCATACCGGGCCCCGTCGCCGGGGCAAGTCCCTCAGCGGCGAGGTCGAGCCCCGCGAGCTCGGCGATGAGCGCGTCGCGCGACGGGCCGTTCATGCGCTCGTCGGTCGCCTGCGCTTCGGTGTTGGTCGTGTCGTCGTCGATGCTCGTGTCGGGGATGTGCGGTCCGGGCATGGTCTACCTCATGCGGCAATCACCGGCGCGACCTGCGCCGTCGGGTCGACCGGCGCCATGCCGGTCGCGTCGGGGGCCGGGGCGCTTGCCTGCGCCGCGGCCGCCTTTCGTCGAATCCACTCCTCGGCCTCGACGACCCGATCGCGCAGTAGCTGCATGCGCGACTCGGGCGGCGGCTCGTCGCTGGCGCGAAGCTTCGCGTACAGCCGATTCGTGCGGTCGATGATCAACTCGAAGTCGTCGAACGGCTGAACGGTCACGTACTTTCCGCGCAGGAGCATCGTGTCGTTCGCCGCGTCGACCGCATCGACGTACGCGGTGTCGTAGTCGATCTCGTCCTCGAGATCGGGCAGGTCGTACAGGCGCTTGAACTGCTCGGTCGTGATGGCCTGCACGTTCAAGAGCTGCACGAGCTGGTCGAATTTCGCCGCCGGCGACTTGGCCAGCGACGAAACCGGGAACACCGTGATGACGCCATCGCGGCGATCCATGAGCACCTCGCGCCACTTCACGGTGCGGAAGAAACCCTTCTTGTCCCTGTATCGAGCGGAATAGTTCGGGTTGTCCTCGACGATCTCCGCGGCCGTCTCGACGACGAGCCAGGACAGGGCCACGAAGAACCGCTCGAGCTCGCGGTGCTCGAACAGTAGGCGCTCGGACTCGAAGTCCTCGAAGACCTGGAGCGCCTTGCCGCTCGCCTGCGACAGGCCCGCGGGGAGCTGCGATTGCGCAGCGAGCTGCGACACGCCCTTCGCCGCCATCATGTTGCGCGGGATCGAATCGAAGTAGGCGTACTGATCCGGGTGCACCGGCTGCGGCGTGAACGGCTGCGGCGGCATGTCGCCGTCGAATTCGACGACGTAGCTGCGCACGTTGGCGATGCTGCGCGCCTCGACGTTGGCCGACCTCGGAGACATGAACCCCGACATGCCCATCGCCTGGTTCGCGTTCTGGATGTCGGCGCCCATGCGCTCGTACTCGCGCTGGGGCGCGATGAGATCGAACATGAGCCCGATGCCCCACACCGAGCGCCGGCGCTTGCGCGGCACGTACATGAGCACGGGGAAGTGGTCGCGCTCGTACTCGTCGTCGAAGATGGTCGCGCCCTCGATGCAGATCGTGAACCGCCCATCCGTGTCGCACGACTTCTTCTTCGCGCGCATACGCCGGCCGCGCACGTTGGCCTCGAGCATGTCCTCGGCGCGCTCCTCGGCGGGCGTCTCGTCGAGCTCGTCGACCGGCGAGCTCGGAAGGTGCCACGCCCACACCACCTCGATCTGATCGTGCTCCGACTGCATGAGGTCGTCGCGCGTCTGCGCGCGAGGCGCAGTGAGGATCTTCTTGATGACGTCCTTCTTCGCGCCGAGTCGCTCGGCGGCGCCGGCGAGGACGTAGCGATCCATGCGCCGCGTCAGGTACATGCACCTCGGGTTGCGATGCCGCACCTCGGCCTCGTCGAACCACACGTCCTCGACGGGCACGTGCTCGATTTTGACCCGCCCGTTCTCGGCGAAGACGATGGCGGCGCCCGCGCCGTGCGCCGTCGTGAGCGCGTCGAGTACGACGTCCTCTTTGATCGCGTCGACGCCGTTCTCGTCGAATTCGCCGATGATGGCTTGCCCCATGTCCCTCGCTCGCCGACGGGCGAAATACCCGCCTCCGTTGCTCATGGGCATGGGGTCGATACGCGACTTGCACACCTTCGTCGCGACCGTGTCGACGACGTTGCGCGCGGCGTTGTACGTCGCGGTCACCTCGTCGAGCGCGATCATGTCGCTCGACCCGACGTTGCCGTTTTTCGCACCCCACTGGTAGATGGCCATGCACCTACGCGTGTTCTCGAGCAGCGTCTTCTGCCGCGTTCGGATGCGGTTCAGCACGCCGACGAGGCGCTTGTGCGGCTCGACGTTCTGCTCGTCGTCGCGCGACCACCACGGAGCGTTTTCGGTCGCCATCATGCTTGCACCACTCCTTCGCGCATCGCGCGACGTCGCGCGAAGTGCTCCTCGCGCATCCTCTTGGTCTCGGGGTCGTCCTGCACCTTTGGCGGGTCCTTCACGTCGGCCAGATTCCGCGTGAGCGCGAGCATGACGCTCGGCGCGTAGTCGCAGTGGCGACCGTCGCCCGTCTTCGGGAGCACGATCGCGACGCCGCCTTGCGTGACCCGCCGCTTGACACGCCGCATGTCGGCGAGGAGCTCGGCGATCGGGGGAAGCTCGACGCCGCCGTCGATGAGCTGCGTACGCATGTTGAGGTAGCACTCGACCTTCTTCTGCTCGGTCAAGTGCCTCGGCAGGAGCTTCAGCTTCACCGAGTCGAGCGCAGCGAGGTCACGAAGCGAGTCGAGGTGGTACTGGTCCGTCTCGACCGTCTCGACGCGGTACGCGCGGCACACGACGGCGATCTCCTCGAGCACCGCGCGCGGCGAAAGCGGCTGCGCGCTCGACCCTGTCCACTGCCTCGCGAACGCGACCACGCGCTTGCCGTGACGCCTCGTCGCGATGACGAGTGTCCAGGAATTGCCGCGCGTCGCCGGATCCATCGCCGCCCAGTACGCCGCGAGCGGGTCGTGCGGAAGCGCGAGCGGGAGCGCGCGCACGGACGCCTCGAGCAAGTCACTCGAAAACAGCGACGACTCGGGCGACAGGAAGTTTGCCTCGACGTCGGTGACGTACGCGTCGGGATCGCGTACGCGCAGCTCGGCGCAACGCTCGGGCGTCCACCACACCGGATTCAGGTGGTACCCGCGCCCGCGCACGACCGCGATGTCGTCGCTTGGATCGCCGAAGTGCTCGGTGAACAGGTCGAACACGGGGCCGAACGGCGCCCACGGCGAGCCTAGCTCGAGCAGCATAGCCCCGGGCAGCAGACGCGCCTGCACCGCCGACCGCGCGTCGTCGAGATTCACGACGCCCTCGTCGCTACCGACCATGCGCGGCGCCTCGTCGAAGATGACGCCGGCGGCCCATCGCGCGACGAGCGAGCCGCCTGCGCGCTTCCCCGCCACGACCTTGACCTCGACAGGTCGCCCGCTCGGGTGCCGCAGCAAAATCGAATCTCCGCTCGGCTTGTCGTCGAGCACGAGGTGCCTGAGCATCGGAGACCGCGCGACCGTGCCGCGCAGGTGGTCCGTCAGCACGACGTCGGCCTTGTCTTTGTCGAGCGACACGACCGACACGCGCGGCACCTCGCCCTCGCGCAGGCGCGACACGTCGACGCGCTGCGAGCAGCGAACCGCGGCGGCAGCGGCGAGCAGCGACTTCGCGGTGCGCACGCCGCCGAGCACGACGACCTCGCGCGGCGAGCAGAGCGGAACGGACTCACACCCGAACGACTCGCGCACCGCGGGCGTCATCGTGACCTGTTGCCCATCGGCGACGCGGCACACGGCGCGCTGTACGTCGGTCGCCGTCTCGAGGCCGAACGCAAGCGGGTGCGTAAGCAGCCACTCGAGCGACGCGACCGCGAGCGCGGCGCGAATCTGCGCGCGGGAGATCATGCGTCGATCTCCCCTCGAGCGATGCGGTCCGCTCGACGCTCGAGTCGCTCGGCTCGGTGCTCGAGCTTGTACGTGAGTCGCGGGTCGTACGCGAACCTCGCGAGGTCGCGGCACGTGTACGCCTGCATGCGCACGTGGTTCACCGCGATGACCCGCACGAGCTCACTCGTCACCTGCTCGACCGTGACGTCGCTCACCTTCGGCAGCCCGAGCTTCGCGCGCGCCGATGCGCACAGCCGGACGCGCTCACGCTCGACGCGCCGATGCTTCGCGACGCGACGACGTGCTCGGTTCACAATGTCACCTTGACCTTTGCCGGCGCTAGGATGCGCGGCGCGGGGATCGAAACGAGTCGCTTGGAGTACTCGGCCGACAGGCGGTCGTCCTCGTTCGGGATCTGCGCTTTCTCGCCGAGCGGCGCATCCGCGTGCGACGTCGGGTCGAAGAAGTTGGCCGAGTTGTAGAACTGCTGAAGGTCGTGGTTATCCCAGTTCGTACTCTCGAACTGGAACGTGCGCAGTTCCTCAGCGCCGTGGCACGCGACGAGCACCCGAGCGAACGTGGATTCGCCCGGGTACCCCTCGACGAGCTCCTCGCGATCGACGAGCTTACCGCACGTCATGCACGACGCGCCGCGCGGTGTGGTGACGCGAGGCGCGACGACCTGGTCCGTGAGCGTGATCGTCGACCGCTTGAGCGAGGAACGCACGTCAGCCCTCGCTCTTCGCCTTGGCCGCCTTGGCCGCGCGTCGCTCCTCCTGCGCCTTCTGCGCAGCGTCGATGCGCGCCTGCATGTCGCTGTTCTCGGCGTCGGCCGCGGCCTTTGCGGCGATCTTGCGCTCGAGCTGCGCGCGCAGGAAGGCGATCTCGCCCTCGGCGTCGCCGTCCTCGAGCGGCTCGTCCTGCCCATCGATGACGTCCCAGTCGCCGATCGCGTAGAACTGCGTCCGCGTGCCGCCGTGCACGTTGAATTGCATCGTCGCCATGTCGACGTTCAAGATCTTCTTCTGCGTACCCGTGGTCTTGTGCCGCACCACGGCGCCAGGGCGAAACTTCTGCCCCTCCGGGATGATGGCCTCGCGCGCGTCGGCCTCGACGAATCCGTTGACGGTAGCCATGTTCGTGTTCCTTTCAGGATAGTGCGAGCGGGTACCAGTCGAACCGGTACCGCTCCGATGCCCACGGCCACCGATGCGTGCACCGTGCACGCACCACGTCTCCGAGGGTCTCCTGGATTGCAGCGCGCGCGAGGCCATGGCCCTGGAGCGCGGGCACGGTGTACGCGTAGTGCAGCACGTCGGGCCGCTCGCCGACCGCGAACGCGTGGATCGTCGTCGGCACTTCGGCGTCGCACACGACCTTCACGATCGCGCGGTCGAGCAGGCGGTCGATGAGCTTCCACTGCGCGAGGTAGGCCTCTCGGTCGACGCCCGCGCGCTGCGCGCTGTACGAGTTGCGCCAGCGCGACGCGACGAAACCGCGGTCGATGCGGTCCTGCATCATGTCGCGCACGCGAAGCGCGACGCCGGCGAGCTCGAACGTGTCACTCATCGACGAGATCCTCGAGCCGCGGCGCGCGCGCTTCGGCGGTCTGCTCGGCTGGCTTGCGTCGGTCCTCACGGATGCTTGCCATGTACGAGTCGACGAGCTCGCCCGAGTACGGCACGGTGCCCCTCGGCGACGGGAGCCACACCCATTTGCGCTCTTCGCGCAGGCGCTCGAGCTTACGCCGCTCGCTCGCGCGCAGCTTCGGCGTTGCGCGATCGGACACAACCGCCGTAAGCGTCCCGCGCTTAGCCTCGCGCGCCTCGGCGAGCGCGGCTTCGATCGCCGGCTCGTCGAGCCCCGTCGACGCGAGCATCGCGCGCACGTCGTCGAGCGCGAGTACACCGTCGAGCGCCTGCTTGAACAGATCGACCGCGAGGCTCATCTCCGCGCTACCTCATGCCGCACGAGGCTTTCGACGTCGGCACGCGTGCGGCATGCCTGAATCGCCTTGCCGTGCACCTCGAATCTGGCGTCGAGCGACGTCACGCGCACGCCATCATGGTCCAGCACCGTGAACTCGACCCACGGTCCCATGACCTCGCGCACGTGCTGCTTGAAGTCGGCGTACTTCACTTGCTATCCCCACTCGCACACGTCGCGCACGACTCGGTGTGTGTGACGACCTTGGCGCGCTCGACGGCGACCCACTCGCGCAAACCGTCGAGCCAGAGATGCGTGACGCGGTGCTCGCCGCCGCGGTACGCGAACCGCCGACCGATGAGCGTTCGCCACGCAACGCCCTCGCGCTCATCGATGACCCTGACGCGCGCGCCGATCGGCCACTGCGCCTCGCTATCCCGGTCGGGCGCGATCACGACTTGCTCTCCAGCGCCGACACCAGCGCCTTGGCGATCGCGAGCTGCGCGTCCGCGCCGCCGACCTCCTCGTCGACCTCGACCACGCGCTGCGGCTGGAGCGACGCCCAGACCTTCGCCGCGGCGATGCGATCCTTGTCCGACCCGTTCAGCACGATGCGCTCGAGCGTCATCTCGAGCGTCACGGCGACGTAGTTCGGGTCCTCTATCTCGGCACGCACGGTCCTGCTCGCCTCGGCCGCAAGCGTGCGCACGCGCTGCTCGGTGAGCCCCCACTCCGCCGCGAGCGCAGGCCCCGTCACGCCTCGCCGCCACTGCAACGTCCGCATGAGCGTCGCGATGTGCGCGAGGCGCGCTTCCGTCGTCACGCTGCGCTTGGCGTCCGAGCTCGGCCGGGGTTGAGTTTTCGTGCGTCGCGCTGCCACGTCCTGGTTGTGCCACGGCCCGCGACACTGAACAAGCGATTAGTCATCCTACAGTGTGCGTACATGTCAGGTGTTTCCAAAACCCCTATTAAGAAGAGTCTCTTAATAGGGATTACGGAAACACCACCACCTAACACTGCGCAATCGTTCAGTAGTTTTATTAAGCACTTCGTAATGTAGGGGTATACGTGCACAATGCACCTAATTCGCGGCTATAGGGGTTTCGGAAACAGTGCAGAGTGCACGTATCAGGCTCGCAACGGCGGGTGGGACCCCCCGGCCAGACTGGTACTTCGAGATAGTACCGGGCGAGCACCCCACCGCGCGGGCCAGCGCGCGGACGCCACCGGCCCGTTGGATGGCCTCGGCGAGCTCGGTGGGGGGCATGGGTGCGCCCGCGCGCGGTCGCCCGCCTGCGAGCGATTCTACGCGAGCATAGACCCATCCCGACCCGCCCGGCAGAACGCGCCCGACGTGCAGCGCGTGCCCCGGCCGCGTGCGGTGGACGACGCGTAGGCGACCGTGGGCCTGCTCGAGCTCGGCGCGGCACTTGGCCTCGAGACGGTCCTCCCATCCCGCCTCGTCGCCGAGGTAGGTTGCCTCGGCCTGCGCGTCGCTCACGCTCGGCCACGGGTCACCGAGAGTCACGAGGCAATCCACGTTCGCCATGCGGTTGAGGCCGCGCGTCGCGCCGTAGTGCGCGAGCTCGACGACGTCAACGCCCTCGAGCGCATCGCGCACCTCGGCGGCAACCTCGGCGAGGTGCTTCGCTGACGAGCCCCATCCGACGGTGCTGTGATCGCGACCGAGCGCGGCGGCGAGCGCGATCTCCACCTGGCGCATCGTGATGATCCCCACGGTTCCGCCCGGGTACCACGCGCGCACGGCGCGCAGCGCGACGAGGAGCCCCGTATCCGTCACGAGGCGCCCGTGCGCGAGCCACGACCGACGCGTTGCGCTCCCGCACCGAAGCATCGTGCGGTCGATGGGCGCACCGTCGGGCGCCGTGAACCGATGCACGGGCGGCGTGTATGCGAGGAGCTTCGCGTAGGCGGGGAGCTGCACGTCTGCGTTGGCGTCGAGCAGGACGACGGCGCCCTCGCGCCGAAGGGCGCGCGCGAGCTCGGGGCGCGGCGACGTGACCACGACGCGCGTGGGCTCGAGCTCGAGCCGCACCGTCGCCTCGGCGTCCGTCATGGCGCGGTAGAGCGAGCGCAGCACGTGCGACGCGGCGCCGAGGTTGGTCGCGAGCCGCACGTCCGCCTTGCACTGCCGCACGGCGTAGTGGAGGAGCGGCGGCTTGGCCATGTCCGGCGGCGGGCGCTCGAGCGCGGCGACGAGGTCGTCGAAGGTGACGTCGGGGTTGTCCCACGCGCGCAGCGCGAGGAGCACGGGACCCATCGCCGCGGCGTACGAGCGTTCGAAGTGGGCGAGGTGGCCGAGCGCGACGTCCACGTCGTCGACGCGAAACGTGAACGTCTCGAGCGCCGGCGGCGGCTCGTCGATGACGAGTAGTCCCGTCGCTCCGGCGCTCGCGTCGAGCTCGGCGATGAGCGCGTGCGTGCCGACCGTGACCTTGCCCTCGCCGACCTCGCCGTCCTTCGCCGGGCACGTGGCGTAGTGCTCGCACCGAAAGCGCCCGCGGCCCTCGCAAAACTCCCACCGCACCGACTGGCCCCCGTTCACGAGGGGGAGCGCTTGCGACGCGTATTTGCACGCGAGCTCGCCGTCGGCGCCGCGCACGGACAACGGCCCGAAGAGCCGACGCACGGGCACGCCGTCGCGCTCGAGGTCGCGGGCGATCTGCACCGCGAGCTCGTTTTTGTCGACCGCGATCGACGTTTTCGATTGCAGGCGCTTCTTGCGCTCGGCGCGCGCCTTGGCCACGCGCTGCGCCGCGTACGTCTTGCCCAGTCCGCACTCGGCGACGATGACCGTCACGCCGTCGGGGGCCTGCGCGATCGCGCGCTCGAGCGCCGCCGTGGTCTCGTCGAGCGTCGGCGTCGGCGCGACCTCGGGCACCGCCGGCGCAGCCTCCACGACGTGTACCGTCGTCGCGTCCGCGACCGCATCGTGCACCGCGTCGGCCACGGTCGGCCAGCGCACCGCGAGCTCGCGCATGCCCGTGACGCTCGCGCCGCCGGCCCATCGCCGCACCGTGTCCTCGGCGCTTTTTGCGTGGTGCGCAGGGTCCTTCGACCCGCCCGCCATCGCTGCGAGGCGCACGAGCTCGGGCACGTGCTCGGGCGGAACGCCCTTGGCGAGCAGGGCGCCCGCGATCGCGAGGTAGAGCGCGTGGAGCTCGCCGGGCGCGACCGCCGCGCGGCCGATGACCTCGGCGCGCGCCTGCCAGTGCGCCGCGAGCGTCGGCGTGAACGGCACGACGCGCGCCGCTCGTCGCGCCCGTGGGGCGCGCTCGGGCGCGGGCAGGTCGAGCGGTTCTAGCTCGACGGGGCGCATCCTGGACAGGTCGACGAGCGGCGACGTGAACGCGCGCCCGGCGCGCACCACGTGCGGGCAGCGGAAGTGCCGCGTCCAGTCGCGCGCGGCCCAGTCGACGGCGACGCCCGCCTCGGCGAAGGTCGTGAGCGCGCGACGGATGAGCGCCTCGGCCTCGACGACGGGCACGGGCGTCGCGAGCGGGAGCACGAACCGCGCGCCGTGCGCGGTGTGGTAGACGCCGGCCGGCAGTGGCAGAGCACGGTATCGCTCGAGCGCTGCCGCGGTTGCCTCGGGCGTCCACGGCGCGTGCCCGGGGTTGTCCACGTCTACGAAAACGGTGGTGGTGACCG